CCACTCCTCTACACCCATCTCTATGTCTTCTACAATCTGTGGGGATAGTAGACCTTCATACTGTGATAGTTTATCCTTACGTGGGTAACGAGATGGCCACACAAAGGGACGGTAGTTACGTTCTGCTAGCTTACGGTAGATGGTAAAGGTAGTCTGTGGTGTACCGAGGTACATGATACGACTATCTTTTTTAGGTGTAAGGATAGACTCAGCTTCCGTACAGAGTTGCAATAGCTTCTCTCGCATCATCTCAGTCATGCTGTTGCCAGGTACTTCGATGTCATCAAGAATCATGAGGTCTGCACGGCTACCAGTAAGCTGACCTGTGATGCCTACACTTTTGACTGATGGTGCTTGGTGAGGAGAACAGTTAACATCAAAGCTAATGCGACTCCAACGACTATCATCACTCTTAGGTCTAAGGTGCACTAACCACGGTGTCTCAATGATTAACTTCTGTAGGAAGATCGACATGTTATCCGCACGTTCCTTAGAAGCCGAGATGATCATAATCTTCTTCTCAGGGTCATTGAAGAGTGTCCACAACACAAACGCTCCAGTAATCCAGCTCTTACCGACTCCTCGGAAGGCTTGGATCTGTAGTCGTTTAGGACCGTGTTGTAGGTAATCAGCAATGGCGTATTGAGCACGGGTAGGAGAGGGTAGATCAAGCTGTTGCCACAGTGCTTGTAGGAACAGCTTGAAATCGCCTCTCAAAGCAGAGAGGACATTATCCATTATGCACCCTCAATTTTACCAAATGACAACCCATAAGGAGCGTACATTTTATTCATTCTCTCTAGTTCCTTAGCAGCTCCACGGCCACCTTGTTGTTTAAGAGACTTAGCATGATCCATAAGGATTTGCTTATCTGATGATGTCATATGGCCAGCAATCTTTAATTGACTCCTAGAAGGCGCTGTATCGCGTTTAATGTTGTTCATAGTAGAATGTGCGTAAAGGAACCTAGAGGCCCCCTGTAGAGGCTCCTAGGCACCTATGGTGGAGCGTTAGTGTGCGTTAGCACGCACTAGTCTGCAAGCTTTACTCGTGGTTTGATGTAGGCATTATGGATACGTTCCACTCTACCAATACCAGAGGTAATAGCACGCAGTTGTTGTTGAGGATCTTTAGGTCTAATCCTCATCTCAGGGTCATACGGCATGTTCATCAATGCCCCAATGTTAAGTGCTGCATTCTTAGCAGGGAAGTAGCCATGACCTGTTTGAGCACGACCCATAGGGTTTTGACCGTTGATGTAGCCAATCTTTAGGTCACGTATTAGCTTCAAGACTTTATCTTGAATGGTTTGCTTTTTCTTTTCTGCCATACGCTAAATACCTTGAATTAAAGATGTACTAGGTAGGCTCATACCAGGTTGAATACGCATAACATCAGGGACAGTATTCTGCATAGCCCTAATTTGCATACTAGCACTAGTCGGTTTAACCTTAGTTGTTCTAGTAGTTACAACTGGTGTGGGTTTAGTTACTGCTTTTGGTTTAGGTTTAGCAGCCACTGGTTTAGGCTTAGCTGCTGGTTTAGGTACTACTACAACTGGTTTAGGTGGTGGTACAGGTTCCCTATTAGCAATAGCTGCAGCCTTTTGACCTAAGGATTGACTGCTTGTTAGGATTACTTGAGGTTCTGCTAATCCCTTGGGAACACCTTTTGTCGTTACTGTAGGACCTTTAGGTGCAGCAGGTTGTGTAATCCTTAGTGGACCAGCATTAGGTGCTTCTTCCTTAGGGGCAAACCTAGAAATATCGTACTGTTCTTGACCAGCACTAGACATTTCATTAATGTCAATACCTTCACCAGCACGTTCACGTATGTAATCATACATGGCAACTGGATTGGCACCTTGTTTAACCAGTTGATCAAAGGTGTAGTTTAATGTTTCAAGGTTTTCCTGAGGTAAGAGTCTGGAGCTTTGACCACTTAAAGTAGTACCAAGTAGAACTGACACATACGGATTAAGCGGACTACCAACCAAACCACCACGAGTCGGTAGGTCTTGAGTTAACAAAGAGGCTTCAGCCAAACCCTGTACTTTGTTAGTTGCCATACCAAGATTAGCAACCTCAGCCTGTGTTTGAGGCCTAAATGGATTCTCAAGACTACGGCCAGCTGCTTGATTGGCCAGGTTGTATTCAGCCCCTGCAGCTGCTATATTACCAGGGGCACCAGAAGCAGATGTCTCAAAGTGACCAAGATCTAGTTTCATGCCAAGTCGACGACCAACCTCTTGAGCCACCTTTTGTGCGTTAGTCCACTCTCGACCTTCCAGTTTACCCAAATCTTGAGCAGGTAAACCTCCAGTAGCTTTGTTCCAAGCTTCTATTAGTGCTGGGCTTTGAGCATCCCTAAGTTTTCTACCAATAAGTTTACCTTTGTTGTCAAAGAAAGAACGTGGCAAGTTAATGCCTAATTCGTTAAGAGCTTGTTCCTTGGATCTACCAGCTGCCATTCGCTCTGCTACAGCGTCAGATACTTCCTGAGGAGCGTTAAACTCTGGTGGAATTAGATTAGCTGCTTGGTATTGGCGCATAACATTAATCTGCCCCTGAGGATCAGTAGTTGTATATGTGCCTTCACTGAGTACCTGTTTAATTTCACGAGACTGTTGTCTACGTACAGGCATTGGACGTGGAGCCATAATTAGCTCCCAACTACGTTAGACTCACCACGCATACGACGCTTACGCTCTTCCTCTTCCTTTGCCAGCATACGCTCTTTACCAGAGCCAGGACGTTGACGAGGCTTGCTATCCTTATTAGCAGAAGGAGGATAAGGCTTATTATTGGAGTCCATGTAGGTACCTGAAGTTTTTGCTTTACTGTAGTCCTTAGACTGTTGAGACTTTTTACCTGTGTCAATATCAGTACGGAAATTTTCAGGCTTAACTGCCTTAACCCGTGTACCAATAGGGTTACTTTTAATATCTTCAGATGTTACCTTTTGACCCTTTTGACGCATTTGAGATGCTTCAATCATTCGATTGATTTCATCACGCATCTCTTTAAGTGTTTTCTTTTTGTCCATGATTAACGAATGTGTGCTAAGATTAGTGTTTCCCTATTGGTAGGACCGAATGTGTCCCTCATCCATTGTAACCAATTTCTACTGCCTTTATCCTGATTACATTGCCTACAGCTGGGTACCAGATTTGATGTAAGGTCTTCGCCACCAAGACACTTAGGGCGAACGTGATCAAGTGTAAGTTCATGTAATTCATAAGTTTCTCCGCAATAAACACATTGACAGTTAAAGTATTCTTTAATTGCACGACGGTGTAGCCTTTTTGCTTCAGAGCTTGTCATCGTTATTAGGTTATGGAGGTAGTGATCAGGACTAGGCAGTAGTGGAGTCATATTACCGGATCAATGGATCAGCCATACTTCTTACCCTTACGTGGGCGTGTACGGTTAGCCTTAGGAGACTCTAACTTACCTTTATTAGGACCTGTATGGGAAGCATCCATACCATCCCCGTTACCATAAGTACCAAGCTTACGGTTTAACTTATTGGCATTAGTACGGATCTTGAGACCTTCCTTAGTCTTATTGTACTTAGCCTGTTGCTCAAGGCGCTTAGCCTTTGCCTCAGGATTAGCCTTATAGTATTTAGATGTGCGACTTGCCATACAACCTCTTTTGGATAAGTTCAGGGTCTACCTTAGGCATGATGGTAGCTAGTTTGTCAAGGGGGTTACCCTGATACGCGCAACCCGAAATGTCATTTTTAGATAGCCAATCTGTGCAGGCTTTTAAATCTGCAGTACTAGCCTCACCAGATTTAATGCGGCGAAGAAACTCTTCGGTAACTAGGTTATGTAATTCGTTAAAAGCATCTTCCGTAGCTTTCTGTTTAGGTGCCATAGTGTCCGTTAGTAAGTAAATAAGTCAAGGCTTTAGATAGTATTGTTGGGCTATCTTTTAAGTAACCAAGTCCACGGTTGCAGTTATTGCAAAGTAACCCACGAACTTCATTCGTTTCATGGTTATGATCTACTCTAAAACGTTCTCCGGGACCTCCAGGGGTATCTGTACCACAAATAGAGCAAAGGCCATTCTGCTGTTCGTAGAGTAAATCGTAATCCTTTAAAGTAATACCGTACTGAGTTCGGTACTTCCAAGTTCTTGCTCTTTGAGAATCACGAGCTTGCTGGTTTCTGCATTCCTTACAAGTGTTACGTTTACTCTCAAATTTGTCCAACTCTTTTTCTATCCCGCATTTAATGCAGGTTTTCTTAGCCATTTCTCAATACAATCTGGTCCAGCTTGTTCTCGATTCTGATCATGTGATCCTCCATCTTTTGTAAGGCGTTAGCTAGCTCTTGGCGAGGGACGTACTTCTCAGCAAACCTCAACTCAATGGAATCAATACGTTTGTCTAATTGATCCATACGTGTGTTCGATTTACTATTAATAGCTGCAATACCGCCACCTATCCCAATCACCAGAGAAGCAACACCTGTGATAACCGCTTCAATCATTTCTTTTGGTTGATGATGTTAATCAGTTTAGTGCTATAGTTGGGATCAGTGGCGTACCCCTCCTTGACTAAAAGTTTGCAACACTCCTCTACAGAGGTTGCTCTATTCACACCTTTATATGTCTTGTAGTCCTTGTACCAACGTTGTGTCAAATAGGAGACACACGACTGAAGATCCGGGAAGTTAATGAACCCAGCAGTAATCGTGATCCATTTACCATCAATAAACTCTTTAGTCTCATGGTCAGTACCAGATCCTTTA